AATGCAAAGTTAAGGTCGGCTTGTGCTTTTGTGGCTTTAACAACGGCAGGGGCTAATAAGTCACCAATTGCGGCCTTTGAGTTTTTTAGTCGGGCCTCTTGATGTGTTAATTGGAACGCCGTTTCTTTAAAACGCTTATTCAATTCAGCCTGTGCCGTGTCCAATTCATTGACTGCATCGGTTTGTAACTGCATGGTTCGGTTAAATCCTTCCATCAATTTGATAGCACGAACATAGTGGTCGTTTCCGGCCATAGCCTGTGAAATTTGTAACTGTTGTTCGTTTGACAAGTGAGGATAAATTGTTGATAGGTCAGTAAGTATTTCTTCAAGACTGCGAAGTGAGCCATTAGCGTTTTTAGTTTCAACACCAAACTTACGAAGGATTTCGGAGTTTTTACCTGTGTCAGCACCAAGACGGGCGTAAATCATTTTGAGCGCACGACCGGCCTTACCTTGTTCTTCACCGGCTTCAATCAGTGTGGCTGATGCCGCCGCCATAAAGGAAGTTTCGTCACCGGCCAATCTTGCCGACGAAGCGAATTGGTTCATAACATGGGTCATTTGAGCCATTGTTGCGGATGAACGATTCTCAATGGTATTCAATTGATTGAGCATTTTTACGCTTTCGTACCCAACAACATTTGCTTTTTCTTGCGTACTTAATCTGTCAAATTGAGCCTTTGTTAAATCACCATACATAAACTTAGTTTGTTGTTGTAGAGAAATTAACTTCTTCATAGCATCTTCTGTTTCCATACCACCGACTAAACCAAACTGAATACCTACTTCGGTAGCGACTCCGGTTGCCGCCCCACCACCAACAATTTGTGATAACTGCGCCATCTTTGCACCTGCGGCAAGTGCTTGGTCGGCGGCAAACCCATAAGTTTCACCGATTTCAATTATTCTGTCACCAATTTCTTGTGAGTTAGCAAAGTTAGCAAACTTTTCAAACTCAATACGAGCAAACCCAATTTCTTTTGATAAAGGAACGGTACTGTCCACTAACTGTTGCATCTGTTCGCCAATCAACCCTACTCCTTCCGTGATACCGGAAAGACCGTCAAGAACCAATCCCTGCAACACAGTAATTTTTGCTTGAGCATCACCAATCAATCGCGTGGCTTGGAACGAGCCGACAACATCAAAGAAAATACGGGATGCACCGGCTCGGAGTACGAGCATGGTAACAGTGGCGAATAAGGCCACTACGGGCATAAGGGAGGTGAACAAATATGCAATCACTACTAAACCCTCTCTTACTTTGCACTACGCTCTATGGGCAAGCCCAAGCCCTGTAAAAATGCTACACTCTCGTTGTCGTTTAATAATTGGCGTTGCTCTTGTCTTTGCTTGCGACGAGCCGCCATACCTTTACCGTCAAATTTCTTCTTTGACTTTTGGGTAGCGTCGTTGATTTTATCGGACATATCCATAGCAACCAATAAGTCAATTGTCATTTGCTCTTGACCGCCTTCGCAGTCGTACCTGTCCCATAATTCCGAGGGGAGCGTTCCCTTATACGCCATACAAAGCGTTGGGGCTACTCGGAAGAATTGTCCAAAGGGGGCGCACCATCCGGGTCATCCCCACGCACAAAGCCAAGAATCATTCGCAATTCTTCGCTTGTCAATGAATCAATGTCAAATTCTTTTGGCTTAATAACACACTTAGGAATCCATGCTTTAATTTGGTCTTCCATACCTGCGCCTTCTTTTTCTAAAGCGTCAGCAAATGTTTTTTGTTGTTCGGCAGTCCATTCGGTTGTGTCCAAACCGAAGTGCATATGGTCACGAAAAACTCTCGCTTGGATATTTTCAATCCGAAGTTTAGTCATACCACCTGCTTGTCGGCAGGTGATTTTTGTTCCATCGTCTAATTCAAACTCTTTCTTCAATACGGGCATATATCTTTCACTTCTCTTTCCTTTTAGGGGAATACTATTCTCATGCTATGATAGCAACAACCGTACAGGTTATGTGGTTGCTATCCTTCTTTCTTGTTGTTGAGCAATTGATGATAACATCATCATTTGCTATTGCGGCCCGTAGAGCCGTTTGCACTGCGGCGGCAGTACCTTCAAAATGCAAAACTGTTAGTTTTGTTTTGTCGGGAATTGTTGTTCCACCGTTATGAGCCATTTAAACACCTCAGTAAGCACCGGATTGTGCGTTTCGCAAAGTAATGTCCATCATTTTGCTATCATCGGGACTGAAAAGAGCCACGAAGGGAACAGTCATGGTTTGTGTGTCACGACCGGAAACATTTGCGTCGGGTGCTTCAAAGCGAATTTTGTAAAAGTTAAATGTTAGAACATCTGCAACAGATTCGTCGCCAAACTGAACCTTCAATTTAATTCCACTACCGGACAATTCTAATCCATCAGCCGCAGTTAATTCAGCGTATGTTGGTTCGGATTCAACGGCAGTGTGAATAATCTTGTTAAACTCAATTGTTCCGGTAATTTCACGGCGTTGGAATGGTGGCGCACGAACATATGTTGCGTCACCAAGTCCACAGGCGTTGTCACCATCACGGTTCATGTTAATGTCAAAAGAAATTGACTTAACGAGGTTAGAAGCGGTTCCATCACCATTGATGAAAACCTTTGCATCCGAGAAATACAAAGCATCGCCACCTGCAAATGCAGGACTTGATGCACCGATAGCGTCAAGTGCGCTTTCCGCTTTACCCATAAAGGATGCTGAAACCATAGCATACTCATTTAGGTTTGCACTAATTGAAAGACTGTCCACAACAATACCTGTGTAGGTGTGTTCTTTTTCTTCACGACCAACAAGCATAGTAAAAGAACGGTCTGTTCCTGCTTCTGTGTAAACATGGGGATAAAGACCGGAAACTATACTACCTACTGTGTCGGTTGGGAAAAGACCTGTCAAAACAGTACCCAAAAAATTGTCGGCAAGCATAGCCATGTTAATGTCGCCTTCGGAATACTCTTTTCCTGTGTTTGACTTGGCCGCACCATATCGGCTCATGTCAGTGCGTTGTAGCACATCGTAATTGTGTTTAATGGACTCGTCATCAACCTCACCAAAAACATATCCGCTTGTTGGGTCGGTTCCGTAGGATGATTCTTTGACGATGCCCACATATCTGTTTGTAAATCCACTCATAGTATCACTTCTCGGTGTTTACACTACCAATGCGTTGTTATTTAAGCATTCTCAACGATGACGCATATTTAAGCGGCGCATATAGGTTAGCGTCAATAAATGTGTGCAAATTGTGACTTCATCATCTAATCGGGACTGTAATTCTAATTGATACTCATACAGACTGTCGGTTGTTCCGTTTAGACCTGTTGTAGTGTATAATTCATCAAAGCATTCTCCTAAAATGTTTAACCCTAATCGGTAAGCGTCTTCATAGGTTGTACCCCTTGTTGTGACATAGATGAGAACATCGTATTCTTGGTCAATACGACCGCCTCCAAGAGCCGCAAAGGTAGGTGAACCTAATCCACGCAGTAGGACATGAATAAAGGGCGGGATTGAGCGTGAGAGCATTTCTTGGGATATGTCATATCCGTAGCGAATTGACCCCGCATCTAAGTGTGTTTTCAAATGCGCCCTTCGGCTATTTCTTAGATTCTCAACAATTGATAAACCCATACGCAATAGTGTATCGGTAGCCAAGTCGGAAGGGGCTAATTCAAGGGGAGAAAATGCTCCCATGTCGGTCATGTAAACGGAAGCCCACTTAACCGTACCTGTGTTGTTTCCCCAAGCCACATTTCGGCTTGAGCCTGTTGCACCTGCTACGCTTAGGTAAGCCGTTTGTGCGTCATCATCCTCAATAATTTCACGCAAATACAAGTGAGCGTTGCCCGAAGCATCAAGAGTCAAACGCAACGAAAGGGGAACGGGGTTATCTTCCGCCATTGAAATATCTAAGTCATCACTTGTGACGGTGCTTGCACCAACAAGTTTTACTTTTTGTCCAAAGGCTTTTACTTCTACTTTTTTAGAACCGTTATCAAGGGAAAGTAACACTTCGTCATTATCGGGTACTCCTGTGTATTCTATAACGGTAAAAATAGTATATTCGTTTGTTGTTGGTGTAACATTATAGCGAGCATCAGTGACTACCCAATACTTATTCACTTCGTTTGCACCGCTTCCTGTTGCACTCCAAGCAGTGTTGTTTTCACCTGTCGGGCTTGTTGGGTCTTCACCGTTTAGTCGGTGATTCCAAAATTCTTCTGTCTTTGCTATCGTCATTACTCTAACTTCCTTTTCATGCTTCTTTTTACTGCGGTATCTATTCTTGCATCAAAAATTCTCATGGCGAAATCTATGTAGTCTGCACCAATAATACCTAAAAATTCTGCTTGCCCTGTTCCTTTACCGGCGTACCATGCTGAATTACCATGCTTAGTCTTAACTTGACGGCTATGAGTTTGCGCTCCACTTGATTTCCAAGAGAATGTTTTTGGGCTTATACCTTCTTCAACGGCCCAACCAATGTTAAATGTCCCTCCGTTATCATCGGGACTTGTATGAACACCAAAACCAATTTCACCGTTTCTTTTATCCGGCCCACGACTACCAAACATGGCTTCAATTGTTACTTCGCTATCAGTAATTTTAATTGATTTTCTTCTTTCAGCACTTTGAGTATAATCCAACGAATCGGCTACCTTTTTTGCTTGTGGGGTGTGTGCTACCCTACCACGCAAATATCTGTCCGTTCTATCTTTAGCGGCGGCAAAAGCAATTCCGCTACCTTTAAACATAGCGTCTGCAATATCTTTTTGCGCTCTATCCATAGCCCTATTGAATTGGGTCATATCAACGGAAATTTTAGTTTTTCCGCCGCCACCACTGCTAACCATTCTGTCAGCAATACGAATAGGACGCATCAATCAACACTTCCTAAGTGAGCCAACCTCTTAAGGTTTTCAAATCCACGCTCTCTTAGGTTGTTGCCTCTAATGCTACCTTTGGTGTCAGCAGTTTGAAAAACCGCTTCATCTTCAAGATAATACCCTGCGGCAATATCAGCGCAAATTTCACGCAATACATGAGCAAACTCTCCTTCTTGAACAGTCACACCTGTTGCATGGTCAAAAGAAATACCCGTACAACCCGTAAGGTCATTTGATGATTTACCCGTCCAAGCGAATGAATCACCGTCAATGTTTCCGTTTCCCGCAGTGGTAAATGAGGATGCGGAAGTTAGCGTAATGGTTGTTGCACCTGCGGCTACTGAACCGTTAAGTGTTGTTTCGGCAATACTTTTACTTGGAACATCTCGCCCGTAATCACGAAACATTTGGTCAATATCAATCGTAGCCCGACGAATAACACTTGTTAGTCGGGATGCGGCTCTTGTGCGCTGTGCGCTATCAAGAGCAAGGCGTGAACCTACATCGGAAGTAGTGCAATAGTAAACCATCACATCACACCCTGCACATCTACGCCAAGCGAAGCGAACAGGGCAATTGCGGCGTACTTTAGGTACTTAGCCATCGTGGACAATTCAAGAACCGCTTGCTCAAGCAAACGGGTTCTTTCTTCCAACGAATCTATTCGCTCATCGGGACTCATTCTTCTTCGCCGCCTAATTTATCTTTAACATCTTTGATGGTGTCAATGACTTCTTCTACACCGTCCACGATTTCGTCGGCGGTAATTTTACCATCGGCGTTAATCTTACGCCAAAAAGCCAACAAACGCTTACCTGCATATGCAATAATCAAAATGTCAAGTATAACCGCAGTTATAATAAATAGTATTGTTTCAATGTCCATGTTTCTCAATCCTTACTGTATAATACTTCTTTGGTGGAAGATAGGGGAATGACTGTGAAATGGCGCGCTTCGCCTATCCGATAAACCTTGTAGCCGTGAGGTGTCTCTTCAATGTTTACATTCGTATAACATCTTTCGGGAGGTTGGTACACAATTTTTCCTTTTCTTTTTTCACTCATTTTCTTTCACCTGTTATAAAGTCTTTCTTTTCTTTCTTTTCTTTTGCGTCAAGTTTTTTTGACTCGGTATCAAACCAAGCATCTAATAAATTGCATCTTGTCATTCTAACCAACCTCTTATTTCATCCGATGAGGGGACATTAGGGTATGTATCGCTAGGCCAAAGGGCTTCATTGACCCTGTATTCGCCACTTCCCGATATGTGGATGATGGGTAGTATTTCCATAGCATCCCAATCATGGTCGGGGTATCGTGTTTTCAGTTGTGTTAGCATCATCCAATCCTCCTTACATCAAGGAATGTTCGGATTTCGGGGCCAACAATTGTTCCACCGATTTGATAGGTGTTTCCTCCACCCTTATATACGCTAAAATAAACCGTGTCCCCTGTCGTTAAATAAACCGTCGTTGCACCGTTGCCTGTGTAGCGGTCAATGTATGATGTTCTATTGCGAAAAGAAAGCAAGTCGCCGGTAAGCGATGAAGTGCTTGAAATTGTTACGCGATAATCGGCTTGAGAAGTTCCAAGTGAGGCTATAAACGCCACAAAATTAAAGTGATACAGCCCATCTTGTAAAATGTCAATATGAGTACCCGCTAGATTGACGGCCCAAGAGGTCAAAGTTGTGCCGTAGGTAGGGACTAAGGTAGAACCCGAACTACCGAATGTAAGTTGCGTTGTTACTCCGTTAGCGATAGTTCCCGATGATGGAACGGTGTTACCAAGCGTATATTTTTCGTATTGGAGGACTGCTGATTTTACTGAGCCGTCAGCCATTAAAAACTCAGTTGAAGCACCTCCACTTTTAATAAATTCTGTGGAGGTTGTTGTTCCTGCTACCGTTATGTCTGTTGAACCATTCGCAATAGTAATAGCCGTCGCCCCACTACTTGAACCCGTTCCCGTTCCTAACTTTAGACCATCATTGTAAGCGTAAAGATAACCGCCACCATCAATTATTATTTCTTTATTGAAATAAAAACGGGCTCGGTCTGTGTAAATGTGACAATACCCGCTATTATTTGGCCCCATTTGCATATAGCCGTCATTAGTGCGGATTTGAAACATATTGGTTGCCCCTCCCGATTCACCAATGCGAACCTTGTCATCGGTAGCGGGGTCATCTGGAACGGCATTAAGCGTAATTGTTGTTGCTTCAATTTCACCTGTCATTGTACCTCCGGCCTTTGGTAAAGCACCGTCAATTTTAGCAAGCGTTGTATTGGCTAATTTATCATCATTAACTGAATCATTAGCAATAGTAGCGGCTACTGAACCGGAGCCGCTTGCTGTTACATCACCTGTAAGAGCAGTAATACCACCGCCACCACCACCGACTTCGCTTGAACCGTGATATAATTTGTTGTTGTCACCACTGTTAAGCCAAAGAGTGTTTGCGGTCACACCACCCGGATTTGAACCAACGGGATTTAACTCAAGTCCTGTTGGGTCAATCAATCCGTCCACATCTAATTTTCCGGTAATATGAAAATTACCATTTACTTTAGGCATTGGGCCGGAAGCGTGGCGTGGACTTCGGTAAATGCCTTGTGATATTTGACTAAATGACCATGTACCTCTAATCTTAGGAGTTTGTATGCTTCGTATATCGGCTCCTTGTGAAGTAGCATCAACCGGCCCCTTTAAAACTACACCATCACCAATTTCAAACTCTTCAACAGATATAAATGTGTTATCAGCAATTAAACATTTATGTCCTGCCGTATTTGCCTTTAAAACAATTTTACGATGATACGCAGTAAAATCTGTGGGATAACCTGTTGCTTTTTCGGTGGGAATGTAAAATCCACCACTTGTAGCGTAGTATTCAACAGTGGCTAAACCAAAATTAAGAAGTGCTGAGGTTGGTGTAGGGAATGCTTCCATTGAAAATACTTTTAGTCTATCATTATCTACTAAATCACCATCGGGAGCAAAATCTGTTTTGGTAAAAAAAGAAGTAAAAGATGCTTTGCCGCTTGTGCTTGTAGGAACTACATAATCGGGAGCAAATTTTCCTGCTTGTAAGGTTACTGTTGGGTGAGGGCCGTCATCAAACTTTGTTGATTGTGTCGCATCACCTGTTAAATTAAATTGAAAACCTGTTGCGTTTGCGTTACTACCTAAAAGAATAAATCTTTCATTGTATGATTTGTATGTACCATAAAAATTAGGGGATGAGCCAATTTGAAAATCTATTCTATCTACCCCACCACCCGTAGTTAATGTCCCATTAAGATAAAGACCTTTAATGCGTGGATATGTATTAAAGGATAATGTTTGGTCAAAACCGGATTCAACAATAATTTCATCTACGGATAAAGCAGTTCCTCCGGGAACGGGAATGTCCCAAATACAATTTCCTGCGGCGGGAGAGTCAAAAAGAGCAACATCACCTGCGGCGGGTACAGCAATAGGGGGCAACCAATTAGCCGCATTGTTAGCACTTGTGCTTATTGCGCCTATCCATGTAATTGTAGCCATTATTCACAACCTCGTTTTGGTTTGACTGAACTTTACTGCCGTTCCGCCAACCTCCGAGACAAGTGCTAACAATTCTTCACCACGCTTGTTAAACCCACGCAATTGTGCGGTTAAGCGTATGTCTTGCTCTTTCTTCTCGTTCTCATTGACATAGGATGGAAGGGTATCAATCATAACTTGAAGGCAGTCAGCACAAACAAGAGCCTTAATTGCACTTTCTTTTTGTGCGGTTGTGACAACATTTACTGAATCAGTAGCAAGAAACGCATTATTTCGTGCTGATTTGTTTACTTGCTCAGTACGAATACTAATGTATTCTGTAATAGTAGCGTCGTTTAGACCACGAGGACGATTTAGCAAATCACGAATGTTGTCGTTTGTAACCGCCATCATTCTTCACCTAATCCCAATACAGGCCATTTGTCGTTATAATCTTTCGGGACTTCTATAACCTTTGTGCCTTTTGGAACTTTGGGTGTACGACCAAGAACAAAAACCAATTGTGTTTCTATTATATCACGAGCCATGCGGCTATCGGGCAACCAATAGGTATTTGTGTCGGGAATTAGAGAAAGTGGACTGTTAGGTTTGCGTGATGCAGGTTTAGCCAAGCGAACAAGCCATCCTTTACAGGATAACCAATGTTTAGCACGATGGCGAAGGTCAGCGAGTTTCGCTCCTTCGGGTATTTCAATGCCTTTTTTATTTAATTCCTTGACTAATTTTGCCTTCTCACTCATCTTTATTCCTTCTTACTCTTACTCTTACTTTTCTTTGCGGGGGCTTTAGCCTTAGCAGGTGCTTTCGCTTTCTTTACAAGAAGATAGCGAACAACACCTTCGGGTGCATCTGCATCCAAACGGTAAACATCACCGTTTTTGTCAGTCCATTCATCCATTTAATTCACCTCAAGCCAAGACGGATTCGGTGTATTCAATGATAAGTCGGAATTTACCGGCGATAAGTGCGGCGGTAGCAATTGTACCAAGTACGCTTACTGCGGCGGCTCCGACCTTAAGTGGAATTTCGTTGTGCATATGAGTAGCACTTGCGGTATATGCGGCATTGTTAAAAGCAGTAGCGGCTTTGAATGCGTCAGTGTTTCCTGTGATACCTAAAGCGATAGTAGCGGAACCAACGGAAGCAGGTGATTGTAGATTATCGTAAGTCACTTTTGTAATAACTGCTGATGCAGGAAGAGTAGCGGCGTTACCGTAGATATCTGTTAGTGTAACTGCTCCTATTGCTCCACCTTGAACGAGAGCGTCGTAAAGGAATACTGCGTGCTTTTGCATTGTTGCATTAGTTCTGTCGTTTCCGACAAAATCTTGGAATTTGCGGTTTTGAGCCAATTAACTCACCTCAAATAACGCCTGTAATCTTAGCAATTCTGTTTGACTTACCGGAAGCCGCACCGTCTTGGTGTTGGTGAACAACACTTCCCATGTAGCCGGTCAAGAGCCAATCAAAGCCAACACCGGGTAGGCGAGTCAATTCAGTTTCTTGGTAGCCAGCACCGTTGTAGGTAAAGAACTCAGCAGTTTCGGAGCCGGGGATGAGCAAAAGAGCGTCATCTTGGATTGCTCCGTCAGCCGCACCGTCAAGAAGTTTACCGCCTGTGTAGTCACGAGTGTAGTAAACGCTCATTGAGGCGATTCGCTTCATGTGGTCGGAAAGGGATTCAACAACATTTCCGTATAGTTGGGTGTTGAGAAGCGCACTTCGGCTTGAAGCAGGAAGGACAAGAGCCATTGGTTCGTCACCGGAGACACGACCTTCTGCGAAAATCTTGTCCATAGTAGCCAAAAGGTCAGCCTCTTCATCTGCACCTGCACTACCAAAGGCGGCGGTTGCGGCTTGAGTCTGTCCTGCTCCTGTGTGTAGAGTAGATAGAATGTTGTTGTCTATAACATCAGCACGACCTCGCACGATTGCGAGTTGTTGTCGGTCAATGTTCTCAAAGGATTCACCACGAAGGCGAACAGTGTCAAGGAAGACACAACGACCTTGACCCTTGTTGAGTTTAACGGTGTAGTTAGCCGTACCAATCTTGGTAGGGTCAACAGTAGCCGCATCATCCAATGGGTATGAGAAGGTTCCTTGTACCCCTGTGTACCACTTAAATTCAAGCCACGGAACAGTGCGAGTACCAACAAGTTGAGTACCGACTGCAATACGGGTGGATTGAAGTTGGATAAAGTCACGGAGCGTTTGTTCAAGCACAGCATCGCCGGTTCCAAATGGCCCTGCGGCGGCTGTGGGATTCATAATTTCATGCAAAGATTTGTTCATATTTTTCACTTCCTTTATTTTATTTTTTTCATCATGCGGTTGCACACTGAGTAGTGTTTACGGGGATAAGAAGTCCGGCAGTACCAATAACTTCTCCTTCACCGACATAGACTCCAACAAGTTTATCGGAACCTGCGGTTCCTCCGACTCGTCCTGCTCCCTTAAGGTAAACAAGTTGTCCTGTGGTGTAAGTTTCAGCAAGGGCGGCAACCATTTGCACACCGCCCATTGGGAAGAATGAAACAGTTGCTCCGGTTGTTTCAAGAACTTGGTCAGCGTCACGGCTTGATTCGCCAGCCGAAATACCCAAAGGTACATCGGTTGCGGCTCCAAGTTGAACCTTGTTTGCTGTTCCGTCTTTTGCGAGAAGAATACCAACACCGCTAACGGTGTTTGCGTCTTTCAAAGTTGCGTTTCGTGTATCGTTTCCTGTAAATGCTACCATTTTTAATCACCTTCAAAGTTCCGTGTATTTAGGAGCGCGGATTCGCTCATCATTGTTCTCAAGTCCACTAAGGGTC